TTGCGTGGGCGGATTTTTTATTACCCGCTGTTAATAATATATTGACACAAATCAAATAATATGTTATAATTAGACTATGCGATACTTATTAGTTGATACTTCAAACACATTCTTCCGTGCCCGACACGTTGCACATCGCCAAAGCGATATGTGGGACAAATTGGGCTTTGCACTACATACAACCTTGGGCAGCGTTAATAAAGCGTGGCGCGATCAAAAAGCTACCCACGTTGTCTTCTGTTTAGAAGGCCGTAGTTGGCGCAAAGATTATTACGCACCGTATAAAGCCAATCGTGCAGTTGCACGGGCTGCGCATACTGAACAAGAGGCAGAAGAAGATAAGCTATTCTGGGAGACCTTCGACGAACTGAATACTTTCCTTCGTGAGTCAACAAATTGTACTGTGCTTCAGCATAAGCAATTAGAAGCGGATGATCTAATTGCCGGATGGATTCAAAGTCACCCCAATGACGAGCATATTATCGTTAGCAGCGATACTGACTTTTATCAATTGTTGGCGCCGAATGTCAAGCAATACAATGGCATCTCAGACGAGCTACACACACTAGACGGCATCCTCGATAAACGGGGCAAACATATTATCGACAAGAAAACAAAGCTGCCCAAAGTAATTCCCGAACCCGCGTGGATATTATTTGAGAAATGCGTTCGCGGCGATGCCACTGATAATATTTTTAGTGCATACCCTGGCGTACGCAAAAAAGGCACAAAGAATAAAGTTGGCCTCGAGGAAGCATTTTCCGATAAAAACAAAAAAGGATATTCTTGGAATAATTTAATGCTACAATCCTGGACAGATCATAACGGTATCGAACATCGTGTCCTGGATGACTACGAGCGTAATTGTGTACTAGTGGATTTGTCTATGCAGCCAGATAATATTAAAACTGTAATTGCAGAAACAATTGCTGCTGGATGCGAATCTAAAAACAGACCGATGATCGGTGCTCATTTTTTAAAGCTTTGTGGAAAATACGATTTAATTAAAATGAGCGAGCAGGCTAATACATTTTGCGCATTCTTAAGTGCTGCATATCCCGAATAAAGTAAGTCAATAACCTAAAGGAAAATCAATGAAACTGTTAGATATTATTATTGCTGCTGAAGGTCGTGTTGGTGGGAGTAGTGCATACGGATGGAATTGTTGGGGAGATAATGCACGCTTGATGGAGGTTGCGGATGCAGACGGGATGGAGTTTTGCAGTATTGTATTCGATAACAAAACATATAATATTTACGATATCGATATGTCAGTACCGGGAACCGATCAATGTTTTAAATGGATCAATCCCGAGTTTAAAGATGCATATCTCCAAGAATCAAAAATGCGCAATATAGATCCACTAGTGGCGTGGGATGATGTTTACTATACCGAATTATCAGATTCAGAAACGGTAATGAACTATTTTAAAGATATTGCAGCTACTTACTACGACGATCTTCCTATTCTGGAAAATCAACTCGAATAATGCAAGCACAAGGGCACACAATACAAACAAAGGAGGTCATATGACCGAACTAATCGCAAAACCTGTCATTAAAAATAAATTCTGGATCGTAGAAGATCAAGGAACAAAAATTGCTACAATTCAAGCTATCGAAGAAGGTGGATTTGTCTACGTTCAAGAGAATGCACGAAAACGTTATGCTAGCATTAAGATTTTGAGTAAAGAGCACAATATTCAATTTGATAATGCCAGTGTTAAAAAAGAACGTATTGCTGCGCAGGATCACGAAGTATACGGATATCCAGTTAGCAACAAACCGTGGAATACACTATGGGATGTAAAGCATCAATTCCCTGTGTACACAAAGACCAGCAAAAGTAAGAGTTATTATTGTGCTGGTTATTATATTATCAAGTTCAATAACGGCTGGGTTAAAAGTAATTGTCCGAAATTCATCACATTGAATCGATATGAATTCAAAGGACCATTCAAGACAAAAGCAGAAATGCAAGAACAACTGAGAATTACCAATGGAAAATAATCTAACTTTACATCTTAAGATGTTTAATAGTAAAATCAAATTGATGAATCAAACACAGTCGCGTGACTTAACATTATCAGCAAATGAAGCACGAAATCTGCACTCTGACATTTTTGATTTGCTGAATCAGATTTCGGCATTGAGTCAAGAACTGAGTAAAAAGTCCACCGAAACTACTATCAACGTGATTGGAATGGATGGGGGTACGTTTTAAATAATATTCATATACTGCGGTGTGAATAATATGCTTAGATTATGGCATAAATAATATTAACGAACGAACCAATAATGAGCAGACCTAAACCAACAGTACTAGTAGAACACGTAAACAAATCCAACTATAAGAGCGAACAGATTCTTAGTAGTGAGGGTATATGGGCAGTGTACTACGATAATCAACCGATCAATTTAAAATCGAGCAATATGCTGGTGAGTTATCCGGGCCCGAAATATAAAAAATCTAGCTTTAGTAATCCAGGTCACGCTATCAACTTGGCAAAGAAACTCAATACTCTTTTCAAAACTGATCTATTTACAGTGGTGCTACTGAAAAGTGGTGACCGGATCTACCCCTAAACGGTTTAAGCAATCCCAGCTGACAAAGATCTTTGCCGAAACAAGCGGCCAAGCAGCTAGTCAGCTTCATTATCATTTGTGGAACAACCCCAAAGATTCCACAAGTTTACGGATTAGCTTGCAGGGCTATGGCATACTCAAACAACTTAAAATCAAATCGTATACCTTCGAATTGACGGAGCCATTGGCCAATCGGCATCTGTTACAGCTTGAACGGCACTTTCCAGGAATGTATTTCTTATTCAAAGCGCAAAAAATCACAGTGTACGACGAGCAGGAAGCAACAATGCTGAGTCTAATGGACGGCGATCTTAGAGGCTACTTAGAAAACTTAGAGCATAACGCCTAGCTGCTCGATTGACATTTAATCATTTTGGTGTTATAATTAATGCTTAAACAGCAATAAGGAACTAAAATGCAAGTTGGATCAATCATCAAGTCCTTTGACTTCCCCGGTAACTTGAACTGCTACATGGTCGGTGAAGTAATTGCTGTTCAGGGAGATGAACTCACTTGCCGCACAATCAAGCAAGTGTTTGACGGTAAAGTACTACCCAACGAAAAGTTTAACAAAGAATTCCGCACAGTGGCCCAGGGCTCGGGAATGTTTGACAACAGTTTTCAGCGCGTATTAGAAATCGGTTGACATTTAATCATTTTGGTGTTATAATTAATACTTAGACAGATAGATAAACGATTTAAGGATTTAGAATGCAGTACACATTGATTTCTTCCAAAGGCAAAGTTTACACATTCTTCATTAAGGCAGTTGCAGAGACTTATCAACAAGCATTTGGCGGTATTATTGTCACTGCACAAGTTCTGACAGAAACAGTTGCTGCTTAATTGTCCAAATTGGCTAGTAAAATAATATAAAGATGTTATACTAGTTAAATACTAAGCAAAGAGATAGACTCCGAGCAGACATTTTATATAAAGGATTTTTATATGTCAAGTTTTAAAAACATTATCCTCAATTCGGATAGCTACAAATACAGTCAGTTTAACCAGTATCCCCCAGGTACAGAGTATGTTTATTCATACATTGAATCACGCGGCGGAGAGTGGAACGATACCGTTTTCTTCGGTCTTCAAGCATTTATTAAAGAGTACCTCTGTGAACCAATTACCCAAAGCGATATTGACATTGCATCTGAAATTATCACAGCGCACGGCGAACCATTCAATCGGGACGGTTGGGAATACATTCTGCGTGAGCACAAAGGATACTTGCCCGTCGTTATTAAAGCAGTACCTGAAGGCACAATTGTTCCTATCAAGAATGTTTTGGCGACTATTGAAAATACGGATCCAAAATGCTTTTGGCTCACATCGTTCCTAGAAACTGCATTGCTCCGCGCAATTTGGTATCCAACAACTGTAGCAACTAACAGCTACGAATCTAAAAAACTTATCCTTGCTGCATTGGAGAAAACTGGTGACCCATCTACTATTGATTTTAAGTTGCACGATTTCGGGGCTCGGGGTGTTTCTAGTATGGAAAGCGCTGGACTCGGGGCAGCGGCTCACCTTGTCAACTTCAGCGGAACTGACACGATCACAGGCATTCTATATGCTCGGGAGTATTACAACGCTGGTATTGCAGGGTTTAGTATTCCTGCTATGGAGCACAGTACAGTAACAAGTTGGGGTAAAGAAAATGAAGTTGACTCGTACCGCAACATGGTCAAGCAAAATGCCAAACAAGGTGGTATCTTTGCCGCAGTCTCGGACAGCTACGACATTTACAAAGCCTGCGAACTCTGGGGCACGGTACTCAAGCAAGATGTCCTTGACTCAGGCGCAACTTTGGTCGTCCGCCCAGACTCAGGTAACCCCAGTGATGTGGTTGTAAAGTGTTTATACATTCTTGAAAAATACTTTGGTAGTACTACTAACGCAAAAGGCTTTCGTGTATTGAATCCGGCGGTGCGTATCATCCAAGGTGACGGTATTGATCACGCTAGTATTCGCAGCATTTTGTTCTGTATGGAACTTGCAGGATTCAGTGCTGACAATGTGGCATTTGGTCAAGGGGGTGCATTGCTGCAACGTGTGGATCGTGACACAATGCAGTGGGCAATGAAGTGTTCTTCCATCGGTGTGCGTGAAGAAGTTGACGCAGATGGTCGTACTGTTGTTATGTGGCATGATGTGTTCAAAGACCCCATCACCGACAGCGGCAAGCGTAGCAAGCGTGGTCGGGTAACACTTTGGGAATCGGGTGGCGAATATCAGTCGGCGGTAACTCAGCCAATGGGATGGACTGACAAAGGTACTGTTTGGTCTGAGGTTCTTGAAGAAGTGTTCCGTGATGGTACTCTAGTAAAAGAAATCACTTTTGAAGAAGTTCGAGCAAACGCTCGTAAATAAAAGCATCAGGGATATTGACAAAAGTTGGTACCCCTGATATAATTCATACTCATTAACACACACCAAATACTGAAATGACTTATTTTCTTAAAAACGGCAACACGTTCAGAGTGTCCAGCAAAGAGGCAATGGACTTGCATGACTATTTGCCAGCAGGCAATTACACCATCAAAG